CAACACCTTTAATTCCACCATGTTCTTCAACAGCTTCAGGTAAAACTGCTTCAACATCTTGCGCTATCAAACCAGTATGTCTCTTTGTTTTATCATCAAGGTCATTTCTGGTATATGTGTAACCAGTTAGTTGTCTAACTTTTGCAAGAGCATCACTAATCTTTTCAAGGTTATCTTTAAGTTTTCTATCAGAGAAAGCAGTAACATTACCACCAGCAGTAATAGTGCCAGAAACATTAAAATTTCCAGTGTATGAACCACTCATACTTAATGTGCCAGTAGAAGTAATTGTACCACCAGTTAAACCATTTCCTGATCCAACCTGTGTGACACCAGAACTTGTAACATAACCTCTAGTAGTTACATAACTTTCTGTTGCAAATCCAGCTCCGTTAGTTAACTGGTTGGTGTTAGTAGGAATAGTTGGTTTATCAGTTATTTTACTATACGCTAAACTGGCAATAAAACCAGGATTAGAATAACTCTGAGTTGTAGTAACACCATTAGGAACAGAGTCAGCGCTAGTTGCTACTGTTGCTCTTCCATTAATATCCATTGTATATGAACCAGACATTCTAGCCTGTGGCACAGTTCCTGATGTTAAATTACTGGCACTCAACGTTGTCAAATCAACATTGATTGCTACCCAAGAGAATCCTGATCCAGTGTATTGCAAATATCGATTGGCTTGAGTTGGTGCTTCGATGAATGATGTTATGTCTGCCTGTGTTTGAAAAGGTATTCTATTCGAGGAACCACCAGCAATATTAGTTGCTTTCGCAGCTAACAAACTTGCTGCATTAAAATCTGTAAAGTTACCAGCATTATCACTGTACTGCCATCTTGGAGGACTTACGTTTTCGTTCCATCTTATATATGCATCACTTGAAGTACCACGTTTAACTCTGACACCACCGTTTTGTGTTGGACCAGATGTATCAGACAATCCATTATTGACAACCACAAAGTTGCCATTTGCACGAATATCACCAGAAATGATAGCATTATAACTAAGCAATCGTTTTGCAGTAGATAATGTTACATCGCCATTAATTAACAAATCACTTGCTATAGTTTGTGATGATGCAGATGTTTTCTGTACCGCACCAGTTGCAAGAGTGTTGGTCGTATTTGCTAAATCAAAAGCACCATTGGAATGTGGTCTTGCGTAAGTATCAATTGAACCAGCAGCAATTGTATTTGCTAATGCATATGCTGAGTTAGCATAAATTCCAGATGTAACGGCTTTTTGGTCAGCAACCGCAGCCTGTGCTACACCAGTATTTGCAGTTGAATATGCTGCATTTGCATGTCTGTAAGCGAACGTTGAAAATGTTAATGTTGTATTTGAAGAATCAAAAGCTCCATTAGCATGTAAATAAGCACCAGCAGCAGAACCGGATGCAATTGTATTTGCTAATGCGTAAGCTGCATTTGCATGTGACTGTGAAACGTTTGCACGTGTATAGGCACCATTTGCAAAAATACCAACAGTATTTGTTGTGTCGATTAAGAATGTATTTGCGGTATTTGCGGCCAAGAATGCGGCATTTGCATAAACACCTGCGGAGTTTGCAGAAGTGTAACCAGAATTTGCATAAGAACTGGCAGAATTGGCAGTAGTGTAAGCTGAGTTGGCATAACCACCAGCAACAACTGCGGTATCATATGCAGCCTTAACAGCACTTGGTGTTGCAACGTTTGCTGTACTATTACTTGTTACTGTTGCATTTAAGAAGCTTGCATCCAAAATGCCATACAAACTTGAGTATGTGTTACCTTTGGAAACTTTCCATTGGTCATCGGTTTCATCCCAGCGAATAAACGCATCCGTACCAACTACACGATTATTTCTTATAGATGCATCAGCATTAGTTGGTGTATTTGCATTTAGTGTAAATTCACTAACTTCATATTCAACATTACCCAATGCGGTCCAAGTTCCTTCAACTGCAATGTTACCACGAATGTATGTTGTTTGTAGAGTTGTTTTACCATCAACTGTTAATACTTCATCTTCTACTGTATTTGCGTATACACGAATTGAGCCACCAGTTTTTACACTCAAATTATTCGATACATTAATCCATGCGGCATTTGCAGTGGAAACTTCAATGTTATTTGAAATTAATGTGTTGGCAGTAATCGTATTTGAAGACGACAAATATGTGATTGAAGCATTTGTGACATTAGCATTACTCGATAACAATGTTTGTATTGTACCAGTATTAACTGTTGCAACGTTTGAAGTGAGTGTCACAACGTTACCAGTAATTGTAGTTCCAACTAATGCAGTCAATGTATTAATTGTGGCAACATTAGATGACAAGGTAATAACATTACCAGTAGTTATGATGCCGTTAGTAATTGTAGAATTTGTAGAAACAAGATTCTGAACAGTACCAGTATTAACTGTTGCAACATTTGATGTTAATGTAACCAAGTTCGCAGAAGTTCTTGCTACCAATACAGTAACATTACCATATGTTGTATCTAATGTGTTCGAATTAATATCATTGGAATTTAATAAATTGTTATCGATTGTACCAATGTTTGCATATGGCAAATAATTCAATACACCAATTGTGGCCACAGCAGCTGTCAAGTTTGGAGTAAATACATCATCAGCATACACGTAAGTACTTAAGACACGATTAATAGTTGCCGTGCCTGTGTTGGCATAAATGACATTTGCTATACCAGTCATTCTCAACACACCAGCACTCGTAATATTTCGGGTAACTGACACGTTGCCGTTTGCAGTAATGTTCTGCACATATACATTGTTAACAACTTGAACATCCGCACCAACCAAGACGTTATTGGCTACATTTAATGCTGTTCCTGGACCTGTTACTCTGATTGTTCCGCCTGCGATTAAGTTGCCGGTTGCCGCACCAACAACACCCAAAAACATATTGTTGGCAAGAGTTAAGTTACTTTGAAATAGTACATTATTTGCCACCGAAAGTGGAGTACCCGATGCCGTAATGGAAATATTTGCTGTATTAGAAATCAGTAATTGACCTTGGTCTTTGTTATATGTGTTAAACCCCAAATCATTCAAATCTGTTGCTGATTTGTTGGTCTGAATTCTCCACTGGTCAATGGTATCGCTTCTGGCAATCGTTGGTATAGTAGTCGTTGGCATCGTTAACCTTTAACTCTTTTTTTCTAGTAATGTTTTTAACAAGTTTTTAATTTCACTAAGGTCATCATTCATCGAAGATACTTGTTCTTTTAATGTATTTATTTCTTCATTTTTAGACAATAAATTTTGTCTTATTTTCTTCCTAGCTTCATTTTCTAAGATAGCACTTTTATTGGTATTAAGTAGAGCCTTGTTGCTCATATCCTTAACATAATTTGTTCCTTCAACTTTTACTTGCATCTTATCAACCTGCTGGTAAAGCAATGATTCGCAAATCTTTGACTGACGGAACAACAGCTGGATCTGAAGAAATCATCACAATCTTAATTGCAAATGTTTTGAATGTATTGTACGTCACACCATTATCAGATGTGTATGTTGCCGAATCTAATGTTAAAGAAGGTCTGAATTCAAATTCAAAGAAATCGGATTCATTTACAGAAACGCTTGTTGTTGGATTAAAACATTCCATTTTCTGATAACGTCTATCTCCAAATGGTGTTGAATCTGATGAAGATAACAATTTGTAGAATACTATAACATCTGTGCCTGATGGTTTATTAACTGCCATATAGACACGCAAATCACCTGCGTCAAAACCATCAGCAAGAACAACTGGTTTAGTAATGTATTTGGCCAAACAAGGACCAACAGAACTGTCATATTCAGAATTTAATACAATCGTTGCGTTTGAGGTAACGTTTGCAGTAGTGTTTGCATTTGGAAAAGAAATTGTAAAATCATCTAAGTAACCAAAACCAGATGAAGAAACATTTATTGAAAGAACGTTACCTTTTACACCATCACATGACATGAACACTGTTGCACCTTCACCTGTCGATGAATTAATAACAATAGTATTTGAATTTGCATAGCCTGCACCAGGACTAATAATATTGAAGTCTTCACTATCAATCTCTGCATTATCAATAAAGTTTTCAAAAACGTTTAAGTGCAAACTTTCTAATGATACGATTGGAGAAATAGTATCTGTACTTGTCGAGATTTGGTACTTAACTGTAAAGTCACCTTTATCTACCAATTCTTTTCTTCTAGAACCAAGTGCGTATTTATTATCTAAACCACAATCATATTTAATTTGTGGAATTAAACTTCTATATTGAGTCTCTTTGGCACCATCAACTGGTGTTGAAACAAAATAATAATTAGACGCAACAGGAAAATCTGAGGTTGGTTTAATTGAAGTTTCCAACAATCTAAACTTGTCAACATAGTATGTTTTAGGTGGCTTCTCTGATTCTAAACTAAAATACGCAGATGTACCTGTTGTAAACTTACAACGATTCAATGTGAACATCAAATCTTCATTTAAGAATGGAACATATTCCATTGAGTTTTGTGATTTATACAAAGTACCAACGTATGGGTTTGTAGACACAGTTTTATTTGTTGTTGTCAATGCACCCTTTTCAGCGACCCACATTAAATAATCTGGACTATTAGACAAAATAACCACCGCATACAAACCTGGACTCAAAAACACAGGTGATGGGAATGTAAACTTAGTAGCTGTTGAAGTAACATCAACACTCGGTGAAGAAGAAACATTTACCTCTTCTGGTTTTTTTGTTGTTACAGATTCTTGATACCAAAAATTTGAAGATGGTGCGCCATTAACAGTTGGTCTAATTTGAACAGTAACTGGCAAAGTATCATCTTTAGCACTGAAGAATAAATCAATGCTTTCAGCAAACAAACCTAGTGGATATTTTTCAGGATCAACATAGAATGTTTGAGCCAATGGATCCTCATATGGTACTGAAACAACATTAGTAACAACTGCTTGGTCAACAACGGCAGCTGGAGTTTTGCTTTCTGCGGCCGGCGGTGGGTTATAACCAGTACTTGTTAGAACTGATGATGTGGTAGAACTTGAAAGAACTTTAGACGTTGTTTCACCTGTAAATTTAGTAGAAACTCCAAAATTATAAACAGTATTAAGAAGATTTGTTTTCTTAAGAGCAATACCAGAAGATACAAAAGAAGTTTCAGTGAATGAAATAGCATCTTTATCGTATGTGTTATTGAAAGATTCGGTAATACGCAATACACGTTCACCTGTTCTAAATGTCGCTTTAGGTGGATATAAAACACCACCAACATCACCAGTTGAAGTGGATTTATTTGAACCTAAAGAGTAAGACCAACTCAAACTTCTTTGTGTTGATGATGTTGTTTGTTGCACAGTTGCAACTTTTGTTGATGTATTATAAGCAATAACATTAAATATTGCACCAGAAATAGTTGCACCTGAAGCGGCACTCTCAACAGTGCCTTGTTGTTCTTCAGCAGTAGTACCAATTGATCTTACAAGGTACAACACATTAGTATTGGCCGAAGCAGCAATATTAAAAGATGGTGCATCTGCAGCTAAAGTAATAGTTGTAGCACCAACGGCACGTGTTACTCCAGACTTGTGTTCTTCTAGAGTTTCGATATATCGTATCGATTCGGAGTTAACACCCTTGATATATTTACCTTGTAGTGAAACGCCTGTTTCATTAATTAAAGATACATTTCTTCCGGTGTCAGCATTGATAATTCTAACAAGTTTATAAGTTCCAGAACGAGCTTTATAATTTGTCAAATATGTTGCAGCTTCATTTTGGTCATCAGCAATAACTGCAAGCTCACCTGGTTGGAATCCATTTGTAGCAAGACCAATAGTTGTTTTAATTCTATTTGGAACAACAACATAATTATTTACAGACACACCATCAAAGAAAGCAAAATATATTGTGTCTGGTCGTAATGAATCACCAACAAAAGAAATTGCTCTTGGTTTTAAATATGGATTGATTGAAACATCAGTTACATAATTGCCAAGGTCAACAAGACTTGTGGTTGGAGCAGCAAGAAGTTGTTGTGTGTATTGAGCACCTTTTTTGATGTATACACTATTTGTTGTAGTCTGTAATGTTCCAAAATCAGCATCTTTCAAATCATAACCAGAACCACTACTTGTTACTTTTACTGAAGTTGAATCTGAAGTTGTTTCGTACCATTTTGAATCAATAACTTTACCGAATGGATTATTCTTATCATTATCCCAAGCTGGATTCTGGTCTGAAATATATCTAAATGAATTATTTAAAAAGTTAAATGCGTTTTCAATACCTTGCGTTGAATTCAGTGTAGTTTTAGCTGTTGTTTCCGTATCAGCTTCTGCTGTATACTCAGGATACAATTTCATATTTCCTCTAAATGCACCATACAGAGCACTGGCCACACCTACAGTCTTCGTTGCAGAATCTTGTTGAGCAAATGCCAATGATGTAAAATCCATCATCAAAGATTTTTTGTCACCAGAACCAACAGCACGATATGAACCAGACGAAGCAGCTGGATTCCAAATCATCTTAACTGTACGCATCAACGAAGCCGGTTTTAATAAACCATTATCAACCATACATCGATTATCAAAACCAGCATCGCCATATGTTGCTTGTACAGAATTATCAGAGAAGTTATCAACTAAAATACCATATTTGGATCGTTCTAATCCTGTAGCATCCAATACTTTGGAATCATTTGCATTTCTTTCTAAAGTATTTAACGACACATAGTATTCTAACCCTCTAATTCTAGAATCAAAAGCACTAATGTCTTTCATTGTGTAACGTTTGTTATTCTTAAAGTCAGCACGAATGTCTTTAACACTTTCAGTATATGCAGGCACAAACATTGTGTAGAGATGTAAATCTTCTGGACCAACTGGTGGTGCAATAGGCGTAACATCAGGTTTACCACTAATGATTGAAAGTTCTTGTGAAGGTTTGACAACAATCTGGTCAATTCTTGGCAAATAATATTCAAAAGACAATTCAGCCAAAGAATCTGGGTCAGGATTAACTGCACCTGTTAATACGGTGCTTGCAACATCTCTAGTTGGTCTAAAGTCTAAAGCTGCACGTGATGAAATAATTTTACCATCTTCACGGTTGAAGAATCTTGGTAATTGATTATATGTTAAATTAGTTGAGCCGGTATAGGAATCAACAGTAAATAAACCATTATTTTGTGGAGATGGTGCACCGGCGTGATTGAAATATTTGTACTGAATCATCAATGATGAACCAGTTGGTGAACTATAACCACGTTTCAATTTAATTGTTGCATGGTCATAATGTGTTTTTCTATGGCCATTGTCCAACTCATAGTGGTCAGTTACATCGTGTGCTGGATTAGTCAACATTGACATTGTAATATTGCCGGTATTTGTTTTTGAATCAACAATCCTAACAATTTCATAAACGTCAGATACTTGTAAACTAACTGGAACACCAGGAGTTTTAAGATTGTTTAGTGGAAAAGAACCACCAATAGTCGAAAAATCATAGTGTGTAACACCAATACTTGGAAAAACATAGCCTCCAGTAATAGCGGTAACCGTGCCTGTATTGCCAACGTTTAAAGCGTCTACATCGTCCAATATATATGGAACTCTTTCGTGCAAATAATCATTTGTTGGAAATAAAGATTTTGTTCTGACTGCACCGTTTGTACCATCTTCTGCATTATTAACTTTTGTTTTGATAATAAAATCACAACGAATTGCAGCGGTGTTCAAATCAACTTGAATTGTTGTACTATTAACAGCAGTAACCGTAAATAAGTTATTAGCCAATGATAAAATGGTGTTTGCAGCAATACCTGATGCCGAATTTGTTGAAGAAGTGTCAGAACGAACCAAACAAACAATGTTTTCAAGAATAGCAGTATCACCTAAAACGCCGCCTGATCCAGCAAAAGCAAACGTATCTGTACCAACAGTGGAAATTGTAATTACACCGCCGCCGTCCGATAACTTGTTTGCATAAACTTTATTCGCAAAGAAATCAAAGTTTGTGATTGTTCCTTCTTTTAAAGCTTCAAAAGGAATTGCAAACAACAAACTATCTTTATTCTTTTCTGTAATATAAGCATCACCTGAAGAATCTCTTGATTCAACATTAATATCACCACCCCAAAGCAATGCACCACCAGAACGAACCACTAGCGATTCTGCACCAGAGAAACCGGATTCAATCGTAAATGCATTTGAAGAAGGAGTAAATGTTAAGCTAGAATCTAATCTAATAAAATTTGAACCAGAAGATTCAATTCTAATTGGTGCCAAATCGGCGCCAGCGCCATCAGTGATGTGAAAATACATTCCTTGATATGAGTTTGCCTGTAATGTTGTACACCATGCGGCAGGCAATATAACGTTTGCGGATGCGTTACCAGAAGAAGCAAGGTTACCAATGATTGGTGTTGTGTTAGCTTCAAAAACATTCAATCTATGTGTATGTGATGAACCTAATGTTGTTGTGGTTGCACCATTATACTTCATGTTATTGACACGAATCGTACCAATTTTTGTGGAATTGTAATATGCTGTGCCTTGTTTATCAATATATTGTTTAGGTACACAGTGAATATCTAATGTTGGGAATGTAGTAATATCAAGGTTTGTTGTACCTTGAACATTTTCAACAACAACATAACTTGAGTAATTTGTAGGAATGTCATAATCTGAAACATTAGCTGTTGCACGACCACGATAGACACCAATCTTAGTTGGTGCAATTGTTTGGAATTCATGTCCAGCAACATATGCTTTACCTGGATCTAAAATTACACTGAAGTAATCTGGATCAGCATAGTTGTTGTTAGCACGATTTGCATATTCTTCTTCTAATGTTAATACGAATGGATCAACTGTGTAGTTGCCAGATTCATCAAAAGTTCTTCTGGCCAAAGTCTTTTCAATTTCACTGTAAATTGGATAAGCAACTTCTTTAGTTTTAACACCGTCAACGACACGTATAACTTCAAAGAACGCAGATTCGTCTGCTGAATCTAGTGTGCGTTTTGATAGTCGGGTGATAAGTTTTGAACGTGTGGCACCAGGTGCTTGATAGTTAAATGAACCTTGAGCAGGATCTAACAATGAAGCATCATCAATCTCATCATAAATTTCTTGGTCAAATTCAATACCAATTTTATATGATGGCAATACGTTAATTGTTGCTGTGTCATAACCTAAGCGATAGAATGTCTCAAGTACCAAAAATTCAGGTAATACTTTTACAAATTGACCTTTAAAGTAATATACACCTTCTTGTATGCTGGCAACATAAGAACGACCAACAGCATTTGTTGCTAAAGCTTGTGCAAAAATGTTCTGACCAGAAATTTTCATTTCGTCAGATTCAACAAATTTTTCACCACTCAGGTACTTAACAATCAAAATAGGATTCGTTGTCGTATTATCAATTGAAATAACCTTAGCCCGAACAATTTTAGTTGTGTTGTAACCAATGATTGTTTTGTTTAACCAATTTTCCAATACAACATCTTCACCACTGTATTGTGTGTTTAATTGAATGTAATATGCTCGGTCATCAAGTGAGATTTTACCACCAACGATTGGACTACCACTCTTAAAAATGTGATTGCCAAACTTTTCAATTTGGTTTGCGAGGATGGTTTGTGCTTGAGTTAATTCTCTGGCTTGAACTGCATATCCAGGTCGGAATAAGACACGCATGAAGTTCTTGTCTTCATCGAAGTCGTCAAAATATGGGTCGTAGTTGAAAAGAGTTGTCATGTATTCCTCGTTAGAAACTCAATATAAATTTAATTCGGTCCGTTTGGTCAGGATCCCTAGTCAAAGGTTGCTGATTAATAATCATTAGTGTTTTACCAGAATATAAATTTAATTCCGGGTCTGTTTTTGAAACACCAACTCGAATCGCACCACTTAAGTTACCTTTGATGGTTGCGTTTGATTGAAATGTTCCTAATATATTATTTAAGAATAAGTTATTTGTAAGTTCATCAAACGAAATAACTTGTGCTGAAAATGTTGCGGTCTCTATTGAATCACCTTGATAAACATACTCATCGTTGTTAAAATCACCAATACCTGGAGAAACGTTAATCTTTGTGTATATGTTATATAGTTGACCAGAAGCCAAGGTTGATGTTCCAAAAACGTATGGATTTTTAATCAATGAAATTTGCCTAAATTCATTTTCTGCTGGAAAATCACCAGACTCATTACCGGCAAAATCAACATTTAACATAATTGTGTTGGCCGAAAGCTCTTCTATTGGATCGTAACCATGACCATTCTGTGGTGCAAGTGAAATTATAGCAGCTGCATTAGACCCATTGCCGCCAGAAATGTCTGTAAATATCACATTGGCTTTTGTATAATTTAAACCACGACTCTGAACAATTACGTTTTGAATACGTCCATTGGACACGTTAGCTTTTAATACTGCACCAGTACCATCACCATTAATTGATATAATTGATTGTGTTGAACCATCAACATAATTATTACCAGTATTCGTAACTTTTACAATGTCGATGCTACGATTCAAAGCAGCAGCACGGACAAACTTATTGTAAGTAACTGGCATCCAATCGGAAGTTAAAAATCTTTCCTTTTGGGAAGAGTTTAAAGTGTACATATATTTCCACTTAAAACCATCAGTAGTCTGAAAATATGGTTCCTCTAATGATGTAGACGATAGAAATAGTTGTGGCTCATCAGTAGAATTTGCGCCGCCATTATTATCCAAACACTTAAAAACTTGATCTTTACTATTTAAAACATAGTAGTTTGCGTTGCCTGAATCATATGTATAATAACTAGTATTTGAAGTCCAGTTTCTTCTCGGAACAACATAAGAAATATCATTCAATGACATTCTTTTCGCAACAATAGCATTATCCCAACATTGTACAAGTGATGGTATACTTCCTGTTGGTGTTGGAACAACTTCTGTTCCTGAGGTCCATGGAATTTGTTTACCAAGTATTGCAAAAATATAAGCCTTCTTAGATTGCGGCAAATAATCGTTTGCACCAATATCAAATAGAAAGGTGAAATCTTGAGCTAACTCGGTTGAAAAGTTTTTAGTAATTATTGAAGGCATGTCTTTATTTATTCAAGTTTTTGGTGATATGTTACCACAAAGGTCGAATTTGTTGTAAAATTAGTACTAACTAAAATGGTGTTGGCATTAACAAAAGTAACTTGTTTTGTGTCATTGAACAACAAACTGATATTTGCTGTATTGTTAGAAATACCAAAATTTGTATACGTATAGATTGTGTTTGCGTTTATGACTTCAGTTACAGTTGATGTATTACCTGTTGATAATTTAATAACATCATTAGCCTGCACATCATTGATAAAGTTTGTTGATGTGCCGACAATAACATTAGAAGACGCACCAATATTGACAGTACCACTAATTCTGCGTTCAACAGATGTTAATGTAACGTAATCACCAACAGAAATAATAGATAATAGGTTTGACGATGCACCTGTAGCAACCATGCTGTTCGAACCATTCGAAATATTGAATGTATTGCCTAAAGTTTGTACTGAAATTAATATTGTTGTATTGTTTGGTCTGGCCGCAGATGCTTCATTGGCACTAATCCTATTAACAAAAGTTTTTGTTCCAACAGGATGCACAACATCATTCAAAGCCTTTTTAAACTTAACATAATCATTTTCTGTATTAATAACATATGAAAAATTATGATACTTTTTGGAATCTTGTAATTTCTTGTCTGCACTTAATTGACCGTCTTCATTTAAGTAAATGCCAGGATAACGAATCAAACCATTCTCAAAACCAGCCGTAGCTTTAGCTTTGCCGTCTCCATAGTATGATATTGTAACAACATTTGCGGATACCGTATTGTCATTTGATATAATTTGTGTAGCAACATTAAATGTACCACTATAATTATAAATTCTCATGTGGTTATTTGTTGAAACATATCTGTCAACATATGCAACAAATGTTGTGTTTGTATTTGATGTGCCTTGATAAATTTTAGTGTTAGCAACAAAAATTTGACCTTCAGTTACATTTGATACAATTAAATCAGCATTACGTAATGAAATTTGTGGTGAAGCGATGTAATCATAACCATAACTGATAACACGCAATGATGAAATTGATCCAATTCTAGTTGTTGACAATTCAAGTTCTTCACCATCACCAAGAATCTCTTTGGCAATTAATGAAGCTCCTGTTCCACTGATTGTGTTGATTGTAATTAATGGTAAATGTGCAGCATCATAACCTTCACCACCACGAATATTTTCTGGTGCGTAACTGATTGTTAAGTTTGCTCTGAAGCCTGAACCTGAACCAGTATTTGATGTGAAAGGATTTAATGTTGTCGTTGGACTTGTGATGTATTTACCAGAATTCGAAACGTTAACTGAAGTAACATTACCACTACCATTAACAGCCAGCACAGTCAACACAGCAGAAGTTCCAGTTCCACCAGTTGCAGTGAATGTATTACCAACACCGTATCCTGTTCCTGCGGTAGAAATTGTTACACCAGTCAGTGCGCCAACACTTTTCTCATTAAACTCCACAACTTTAACACCATTGTTTGCGGCGTGTACTTCAGTGATTTGAGCATTAGCACCAAGACCACGCCCACCAGTAGATGTGAATATCAAATATTCACCTACGTTATAATTCTGGCCACCATTGAGAACCTCAATACGTCCTAGAGAACCTAAAGCATCAAGATTCTTTCTCAATAGTTTGTATACCATCAAGTTGTCAATGTTGTTTTCAAATGGAATATCTAATGTAATAGTTTCACTGGTGACTTCGGTAACTGTTCTAATTTCTTCAAATCGATTCTTTAAAAACAACTTGACTTTTTCACCAACTTCAAATGTATCTGTTAAATCTTGTGAAGAATCTCTTAGTATGCGACTACCTTTAACGGCAGTACAAGATGTAATTACTAATAAATCATCACTATCTTCCAAATACATACTGTAAATATCTACCTCTGGTTTTTGTCGGTATCCACCACCTTGAGATTCAATGTCAACATATGCAATACTGTAAAGACCTAAATCTTGGTAAGTTGTGACTTGGCCAATTGTTTTTGTGTTTGAGGTGTTGTCCCACTGATTAATTGATTGTGAATATACAGTTTCAATTGTAACATCAGAAACATTAACATTTCGTGTATAGTTTTCATCAAGTAGAGAAATGAAAGCTTTGGCTTCTGAGCCTAAAAGTCCTCCAGCAAAACCACCTTTAAAGTCAATGATTGATGAGTTTGGTGCAATTGAATTGTATCTGAAACCAAAACCACCATTTCTAGTAATAATGTTTTTAACAGAACCTCTTAGAACAGTACCAACTGTTGCCAAGGCACCAACTGGATTGGCAGATTGTGGATTTAAACCACCAACAATCGTAACAGGATCACCATCATAACCTAATTCTGGATCATATCCATTGTAATACAAACCACGATTTATTGGATCAATTTTAATTTCAGATAGTGAACCAATTAATGTTGCACTAACTTGAATCTGTGTATTACCGGTAACGTGTGTTGTAACCGTTTCACCAGTACTGAACAACTTTGTAATATTTGAAATATACAATTCAACATATTCAATACCTAACTGTCGATCAACCGATTTGATTGCTTTTTCAACAATAGCCGTTGCTTTGGATGTTTGGCCAATAATCTTTGTTTGTTCAATTTCTAAAATGTTTGGATCATTATCAGTTACACGCAAGGCCAATGGAAGAACCCATTTACCATCAGATGTTCGCAACACCTGTTCTTTTGGATAACTGATTGTTATTTCTTCATTGTACAGTACACGAAAAAGAAATTTAACCGATTCTGGTGTACCCTTTGAACGATAAAATTCACCAACAATCTTTAGGAATTTGGCTTTGTCGAGTAACAATTCTTGTGGAAAGAATGGTGCAATCTCTTTACGAATCTGTTCGATGTAAACGTTGTCGGCTAAGTCAACATCTTTGGCATCATCCAATTTCTTGGATTCCAAAACAATGTTTCCATTCTTCTCCAACCACTCATAATATCGTTTAATAAATTTTGCAAAAAGTTGATGTTCTTCCCTAATAAATTCAGGAAGTTGACTCTCTACTATACTTGATAGAATTACGTCTGACATTATTTTATTGGTACTATGTTAATGACAATTGTAGTAGAATCATTAACATCAAACGTTAATAATTTATTCTTTTCTGAATGAATCACTGATTTAGCTGGACGAATATGTACAGACAATTCATCAAAATCATTTGCTACAGAAATTGGGTTAAAATTATTGATATAAACTTTACCTTGTGTGTAATCAATCTGACCCATCACACCATTGTTGTTTTGGAAATTTAAAATTGCCTTAACACTTTGATTTGACGTTTCATCTGGTTTGAAATAAGCAATACGCACTTGGCCATATCTATTTTCCAATACAGATGAGGCAGCTGCCAATGTACCACCGCCGCCAGTAATTATAATAGCAGCAGTCGTATAACCAACACCTGGATTAGTTACTGTGATATAAGATAAACGACCATTGATGATTGTCGCTACTGCCTTGGCGCCTTGGCCGTCACCTAGAATGGTAATCGTTGGTGTTGATGAGTAATTAATACCTGGATTGGTAACAGTAATTGATTCGACACCGGTAAATGATGATGGAACTTCTTCGATGAAAGCCGACCTAACAATATTATTTTCGTCCAATACTGTGAAATTTGGACTCGTATAGAAGTTATCATTTGTTGTACCACGTTGCAGTTCAACACCAAAATCTAAAATATAATTTGAAGTTGTTAATAGGTCTGGTCTAAACTTTTTGGCAATGAAAACTTCCAACTCGTTTGAGATAACAGAAATGTCACAAGAATCAATTGCTGTTTTTAAAGCGGAAGACCTAAAGTAAGCATTAAAAGAATTCAAATTACTTTCACAAAAATCTAAAATTGATGTTCTAACTTTAGTTTTTAAAGTGTTTAAATCCAATACAGTTTTTGTTGGATCATAATATACCGTTGAAATCATTTTTAAATAATTATAGTCAACGTCAACAATTTGTGGTGTAACGGTCAATACACTAATTGGTTTTAAAACATTCTGTAAGAAGAAATCTTTTTCGGTGTCAGTTATCTCAAAACCATCTTTAGGTTTAGCTGAGATAAAAACTTTACCAAAAACTGGCGGATCATTTTCTTCTCCACCCCAAACGTTTACAGCCTCAAACTGTGGATACTTCTGTTGAATTAATTTGATATAGTCGTTTTTGGTAACAGCACGATTCTGTGAAATGTATTGTAGTGGTGCAGCAAATCGAATCTCATCAACAGTTTCACGTGTTCGACCACCAGCAGCAACAGTAACGGTGTTGATTGTAAAACCGGAGAGAAAATTAATTGCTGCAGATCCAGTGAAGTTTGCTGCTCGATTTGCATCTTCACCATTGCTAATTAGATATCTTATTGTCAAAACACCACCATCAGGAAGTTTCTTTCCAATGATATCATCTCCAAAGTAAATTTGATATTTACCGTTTTGCCCTTCTTGTATGAAGTAAGTCTTGGAATCAGCAGTTAACGAAATTGAATCATCAACAGGATTATAAATCACTGTTTCTGTATTGGACGAACTTTGTTGTACTGAAACACGCAAAGTTGATGTGTCTACCTTAACATCAGGTATCTCATAAATTTGTTTAGGATTACTAATATTCGAATGTGTGTAGGAATATGAAAGCAACTTGCCTTCAAAAATTTCCATGTCATTATACACAAAGTTTGTTCCAGTTTTTGAAACAGTATGGTCTTGTAACGTGACAAATGTGTAAATTTTACCATCAACAGGACCACTGATAAATGTGTATCCACGTGGTATCGTTAAGTAATCTTCTTGGTAAGTTGAACCATTAATTGTTACATCTATAACAGCCTTTGATGCTCTATTGGAACGTGGTGTATAACCGAGTTTCTTAGCATGAGATACAACCGAGTTTCTCAATAATGCGGTATCTAAGAAACCTTCATTTGCAACCATATTCAGATAGTACGCATTATAGTGCGTGTTGTATGCTAAAATATCCAAAAGAACACTTAAGCCAGCACCCTCAAAATCATAATCGGAGAACTCCGTTTGTTGTCTGAGGAATGTTTTTAAATTGGTCTTGATTGTATCAAAATCAAGTTCGGTTACTCTTAAACGATTTGCCATTTATCGTACTCGTTCTAGGAAAAAATTAATTGTTACGGGATCTGTCATATTCATAATATAGAATTCCATACGAACACTAAAACCATTATTGTCCATATCAGGTAAGATATCTAGGGTTTTAATCTGTGCTCTTGGTTCGTAATTTTGAACAACCTGTCTAATCTCTCTTTCCATCGATATTGCGGTAATCTTATCGAGGTTTTCAAAAAGCAAGCGTCTTACGTTAGAACCCAAATCAGGTTGAAACGGTCTTTCGTAATGGTTAGTCATCATCAGATTCTTAATTGAATTGATAACTGCCATTTCGTCCTTATGTTTATTGATATCTTTCCGCACTGGATGTATCAAAAAATTAAGGTCCAAATCTTTATATTGTCTGGTTGTGGATGAAATTACTGTGGCCATATCTTATTTATCTATGTTACCCAACGTTATTTTTGTATTTGTCTGTGCCAACCAGATTGTTTATCAAGTATTTTTGGGTATTACCAATTCGCCCAAGCTGGTTGATTTTGTTATAATCTTCCAAAATATTCAATGAATTCCTGTAAAAGTTCCAATCATGCAATCTTCTGGTAGACAATAATGTATTAGCTGCCAAAACATTTGCAGTTATGGTTGTGATAAGATTTGCCGATAAATTAGATACATTTGAAGAGGTTGGAGTTTCTCCACCAACAACTTCAATGCGAACACTATTTCTGACTGTCACAAGGTCATTAATAATATTGTTAGCATTTGCAGTAATTTCATCAGAAATAAACAAACTAGTAAAATTGCCTAACAAAGGAACTGTGTTTGCAACACCATCGGTTGAACTAGTCAACAATAAAATTTGTTCACCGGCACTAACTGCCTTGTTGTAGTCTGGAAAATGAGTAAGCACATTGGAAGTGTCCGAAATATTAGCTCTTGCTTCCGTGACACCAGAGATATTTGATGTATGACTCAAATAGTTTCTAATTTCAATAATCAAATTTGTTAAATTGGCCTTCATTGCTGTGCCAGAACCATTGTCGAAAGTGTCAATGCTTTGAACAATCTGATTCATCGTATTAACGTTATCACTTAATCTCGCAGTAACGTTAATCATTGGATTTTTAAAATAATCTGTTTTGACAATACTACCATTTGCCAATTCATCTTTTTGCCATGTCTCAAGTCTAACTGGTGCGGCTTTTAGATAACTCTTTGTATTGTCGGAAAGATTAATTGCATCTCCAAACTTACCTGTATCAAAACTAAAATTTAATCTCTCATATATGCTTGCCATAATATTACCTCATTACATTAGTGAAAAGGGTGGGCCGGTCACTGGTTTTGCTGGATGCGTGTGTGTATTATATATTGCTCGCATCATTTCCATTGATCCACGAATGTCCATTACTTGTCCACCAAAAACTACGGGAGCGGACACTTCGGCTCCAGCAGTAATGTTTGTTGTAGCAGTCACCATTGTTGGTATTGCAACATCTAATCCTGCGGCAACACCACCAAGTAGTGTTACAAATCCTAAAGGCCCAGCTCTCATGCCTGTACCAGCATTAACTTTAGTTTGAGATGTAATCATATCAGCACTTAATGCACCAGATACGACCAAGTCACCTTGTAAGTATAGATGGTCACCCGTTGCAAGTTTCATACGACCTGTAGCTGGATCACCACAACCAACTGTCATATCACCATTCGATATTATTGAAGATGTTTTACCAACAGTTTGAGTTAATTTACCACCAACTTCTAAGATATAATCTCCAGCAATTTTTTCATATTTGTCACCTTTAACATGTACGATTGAATTTCCTTCTATTGTAATATTACACACACCGGAAATAATAACATTGTTGTGTTTGGCAATAATCTCATAATTATCACCGACAATCTTATTGATTCTTGTTCCATCAGATTGTATTTCAAAGAAAGTACCAACACCATCAGTTTGAGCTCCGCCGTGTTGGAGGCGTATCCTCTCACGTCCTGGAGTATCATCCAATTCAAAGCTATGACCAGATTCGGTTATAGTTGCATGATTGTATGGGTATTTTGGCAACGTTTCATCGTTTGCCTGCGATTCGGGTTCCGTCCACGAATAATCATCAGATGGTTTTGTTGCCATATTAATTAGTTGTAAATTTAGTTATATCAGTTGTAGTTGATGTTGGGCTCACACTGGATAGGTATGTATTCAACGTTTCTCCTGCAGCTGCAATATCAGTTGAACTACCTGGAGTAGTTAATGCTTGAATTACAGCAACAGGTGCCGCAACAACTTTTAAACTAGCCGTATAAATCTCTCCAGCTGCTGTCTTTACATCATTGAAGGCTGCAATAGCTTCTGAAAAATCTGTTGTACCACCCAATGAAAATAAATCCGATAAACCTGAAGTCAAAGATGCTACCAATTCAGACAAACATTGTTTTAACAAAGCATACAGTTTTAAAGGCAAACTATTAATATAATCAATCATTGCTCTAACTCTTTTTGCAAAATCAACAATTACGGTTGCAAGGTCTGCCAATTCAGATATAGATTTAGCAATATTGCTTAACTCTCGAGCAAGTATTTTTGCTTGTTCAATCCAATAAACCGTTTCACCACTAGGTGTAAGTCCTAAAGATTTTAATAAAAGTTTAATAGCATCTCGAATCTTTGTGACAAATTCAGTAAATTTCAATCTTTCCAAAGCAGCATTACGTTTCATCAATCCAGCAACATCACAAACGTGTTGTCTATTTTGATTTGCTTTATGTATTGTTGTTTGTTCCAACAATTTTAAGTCTTGCATACCAACATATGGTTTTGCTGGTATACCAATTTGTTCATACACAACACCTTTAGCACATATTGGTGCTGCAGCTTTTTGTGCAGGTGTTCTTGGATCATTGAAACCAATTTGTGGATTTGGTTCAGTCAATCTAATACCTGAAAGAACTCCCATCACAACAGGATGTTCAGCGTTATTATCTAAAAAGTATCCGTGTACATAATCACCTTCTCTGGGTAACATTATAGACAACATTGATGTTGGTGGCATCGATATTAAAGCCCAAGGTAAAGCTTCCGTTGGTACTGCCGTTTTACTGTCGGGATGAATTCCCATAATGCGAACTCTCACCCGCATCTTTAATGGATCAAATCTATCCTCAACGACACCTTGCCAAAAAAGTGAAGTGTAATTATTCCCCATAATAAATTGCCTTTTCTTGTTCTGGTGTGCTATTGAAAACTGTTTTGTTATCTTTACCGATATAATTTGAAGAATCCGTTACTGCTTCAACCACAACTTCATGCATATTTGGACGAATGATGTGTCTTGTTGCAATAATTAAATATTTACCATACAATGATGAATCAAAAGGATTTTCTCCATCAACCAAAACACTTTTCTTTGGTACATCCAAATCAACACAAAAACCTGATGAAATTTTAAAGTTTCCAGGTAGAACTAATTTAACACGTTTGGAAAATAAATTTTGAAAAATGGCTTCTCTCTGGAAGATATAATTCTCAGTATCATCATCTAATGATACTGACGTTGGATCATTCTCTTTAATATAATCGCTGGTTTTTCTATTTGCAAATGATGGATAAGTTACGATTCTAGAATCATACATTTCTGTTTGAAATGTGCCAGCTCTATTTCTTATTAAAGAAACATTTGGTGTTTTATTTGCATGTTGACCGTTATCATACATCTCTTTGAATGTGTAATTATTTTCTTGCACTGTTCCTGTTAACGGATCAAATGCAATCATTTTTCCAGCATAAACACCAGATTTGGTGTTTCGCATAAAGTCATTTTGTGTAATAACCTCAAAACTTCTTGCACCAGTAAACTCTTCCGATATGTTATCTGAAATATTTTTTACACTAAAATTGACTCTCGTTAAACTTGGAAAAGAAAATAGTGTTGACAAATTGGTAAAATTAAATCCCATTCTGTTTTCAAAAAATAAGAAACCTGGTGATTGATTTCCATCAACTGCACGGGTCGCAAGCCATTGTAGAGCAACCAATGGTTCTAAAGCTGGCACAAGAATTTTTCTTACACCTACCGAAGACGAAAAAATTCCTATCTTTTTGACACCCAAATAATCATTTAAAATCCTAACTGCTGCGTCAGAATAAGTCAGATTATAATAATGTTGCACTTTTTGTTGCAACGAAAAAATGTGTTCATCCGAAACAAAGTGTAACACATACATCTCACTTGTTTGATTAACAGCTATTCGATTTGATTGTTTATATATTCGAAATGATTTTTGTATCAATAAGTTATCTTCATCTTTACCAATTTTAACCAGCAATACTTCCGAACCATCAAATATTAATTGTTCGGATAAACCAACAGCATCACGAATTAAAATGTTACCACTCATGGTTTGGTTCAAAATCGAATCAAAAATGTTTATTTCTTCAAATTTATCTTTGATATCCACATAACCAATTTTAGTCACCAAAGTTAATTCGGTGATGGTATATTGTGTTGTTTCTAAAATATTTAATTCAGACATTAGGCAATCGTATTTCTGAATTCTTGCTCAAAACTTTTTGCAAATTCTGGCCGAAGAATATCAATTGTTCGTTTAGATTCATTCGTATCTATTTCATATTCATAATAAGATATTGAAGATTTTGTTGTTGTTATTGTAACGTTAGAGGAATCATATAATGTATATACAACAGTTGATGTTGTATTTGTATTTGCAAATGTTGCCGCATCAATAATAATTGTTTCTGTAGTATCACTACCACCTGGTAAGGAACGTGTTTCTGTTATGTAGTATGAATGTGTGTGTGATTTTGACCACGCCAATCCTGTTCCTGTGTTTGCAGTATTTGCATATGTGACACCACGATATTTGATATCAATATATTTTGTTAAGTCATTATAACGCAAAGGCCAATCAAATTGTGGATTCTTAATATTATTTACAGCAAGAATTATCCAGTGTTTTTCTGGAGAACCATATAATTTATCAGCAATCATTTCTGGTGTTTCACCATCAAATATATCGTATTTGTAATACATTATCAATTGTTCTTTTGATGTTGCATTAATTGAAAAACGTGACATTATATTTGTCACAGTATCCAATGATGAGTTGCCATCCGATAAGTAGTAGGATGTTTTTGGGAAGTAATTAAAATATTTTGCCATGATTGTTTAAATTATTCATCGAGATTCATCAATGAACTTCTTTCAGCTTGAGAATAAAAACTTCGGCCATCTGTATTTTGTTTGTTTATTTCCTGTTTTGTCATAATTCGTGTTTCTTTAAATACTAAACCCATTCTAATACCAACAGGCATACCTGTTCCACCTTTTTTTGGAATACCATTCTCTTCAAAAACTTCATATGCGGCAAATCCATTTGGTGCGTAGTCAACATCTATAGTTGATAATACACAAGTTGAAACTTTTGGTATATTAGGATTAACTGTTCCATTATAGTAAAATTCAATGTCAAATTCTGAAGGAGGTACTAAGAAATAACCACCTAAACCGCCAGCAGAATTATTGCCCAAAACTTCTGGCGCTTGATGAAATTGTATGCGCTGAATAATGTTTTGCACTTCTTTTGCTTCTATCCGAGTTCTTGGATAAAACATAAAGTCAAAACGAAAACTTCTAAATTCGGGTGAGGAGTATATAACTTCCATCATTGGATTAACAGTTGTTCCGGTAAATCCAGCAAACAATGCTCGTCCAGCATTACCAGTTAAATTTGCAATAGCATTTAAAACAAATGGTGTGGCATTTTTCAAACCTTCACCCACTCTATCAGAAAGACTGGCATCACTCGATATAAATTTTGATATTCCTGAAATTCCAGCTCCTATCAAAGCTGCATTTCCACCACCAAGTTCTAATCCAGTATAATTTTGTGATTGTGAAAATGCTAATGTGTCTGGCATATACAAAGCAATAGTATCTGTTGTGCGGCGCACTGTTCTAAATCCAGTTTTATTAAAACTATTCAGGTTTGAAGTTAAATATTTGCCAACGTCATTGAGCACTGGACCAGCAACTGTACCAGCTTTACGTACTACTTCATTAGAGGCAATAATTTTATCAACTGCTTCTTTGAGTTCTATAGCAGCATTCGAATATATGCCTCCAATGTCAGCTGCACCACCATTAGATTGGTTCAAATCATTTCGTTGAAGGTGAGCAGTAACTTCATCTCCAGATGGTACTCCTGGAAATTGTGTTCGTACTTGTTCATTGATATGTAACACCATATAATGACCTTTATCAAGTTCACCCAAATCTAGAGGATAACGCAAAGTGTTTGTCTTATATTTGTTTGATACAAGGTTTTGTTGTGCAGTCGATTGCCTGTTCTGTGATTTGAATTGTATGTCCGTAAGCGTGAATAGTGCCATATATACCTCAAGTTATTACTTATTATTTATACCACATGACCAGACAAACCTACAAAGGTGTATTCAAACCTAAAAACCCACAGAAATATAAAGGTGATCCAAGCAACATTATTTATCGTTCAAGCTGGGAAAAGATGGTGATGAAATACCTCGATGACAATCCGGGTGTAATTTGGTGGGGGTCTGAGGAGTTGCCCATTCCTTACAGAAGTCCGATTGACCAAAAAATGCATCGTTACTTTCCAGATTTCATCGTCAAGGTCAGGCGGAAAGACGGTCTGGTGATGACGTATTTGTGGGAGGTTAAGCCATATTCACAAACGAAGATGCCAGTGCAGAAACGTAAGACACAAAGGTTTATCCAAGAGGCGGCAACATATGCGGTAAATCAAGAAAAGTGGAGAGCTGCCGATATCTTTTGCCGAGAGCATGGGTGGCAATTTCAAATCATAACTGAAAAAGAACTAGGCATCTAGTATAAATACGGCATGGCTTATTTAATAGATAGAATTAATGCATCCCTACAAAAAGAGGGATTAACACCACGTACTCGAAAGTCACGTGATTGGCTTCGTTCGAAAGTTTCGGATTTAAAACCATCGAAACAATCGTTAATGAATGACATGACCAGACTGAGAGAAGGTACCATTATTGGCAAAATGTACTTTTACTTTTATGATCCGAAAACGAAGGATTCGTTGCCATATTACGATAGGTTCCCATTGGTTTTACCAATAGAACGTTACCAAGACGGTTTTCTAGGGCTGAATCTACACTACATTCACCCAAAGCAACGCATCATTCTTTTAGATAAACTAAGTGATTACGCCAATAATAACAAGTATGACGCATCGACAAGGTTACGATTAACGTATCAAACTTTGAAGGCTGCATCTAAATTGTTCGAGGCACAACCTTGCATTAAGAGATATCTGTTTAACCATGTTCAGTCAAGATTCCTGGAAATTTCAGCAGGTGAATGGGACATTGCTGCGTTATTGCCAATGGAAAGTTTTGTTGGAGCTTCTACAAACAAAGTATATTCCGACTCAAGAAAGAAATTCTAATGTCATTCGCCCCAAATTTATTCTTGTCTAACATTAAGGCAAAGGATGGTCTTGCTAGACCAAATCGTTTTCAGGTAATTCTACCAATACCAAAGTACATTGGCGACTTTATCGAAACTGGTTTACTAGAAAAAATCCTCAATCTGCCAAATACAATTGCTACTGATGTGAGTGAGATATTGTCATCTTCATTTGGTGGACAATCACCATCAGGTTATTCGAAGTCTTCCAATGCTTCAATCACACGTTATCTCTCAATGCAATGTGAAGCAGCTGAGCTTCCGGGTAAAACTTTGGGTACAACGGAAGTCAAGGTTTATGGTCCAGTATACAAAGTTCCATATCAAACACAATACACAGAAACTACACTTTCTTTTTTGTGTACGAATGATTTTTATGAGAGAAAGTTATTTGACCGTTGGATAGAAGCTATTATGCCAACCGACACAAACAATTTAAGATTTGCAAAAGACCAAGATTCTAGATATCTAACAAACATTAAAATTATTCAGTATGATGATTTTATCAAACAAATTTATGCGGTAGAATTGATTGATGCTTTTCCAGTATCAATTGCCGCACAACCACTATCTTGGTCTGACGATAATTTCCACAGACTGAGTGTTCAATTTGCTTATCAAAAATATAGAACAATTTATGAAGGCACATATGATTTGAAAGAGGCAGCTGCATCTATATTTGGTTCATTTGCAGCATCCTCAATTTTTGGAAATAGAATTTAATTTAAAATGGAGATAGAATGTTACCTAAGATTGATACACCGTTATATGAAATAACTTTACCATTATCTAAACAGAAGATAAAATTTAGACCTTTTTTGGTAAAAGAAGAAAAAATATTGTTGATGGCTATGGAGTCTGAAGAAGAGGAAGCCGTTCTATTAGCAATTAAACAAATTGTTAATAATTGTTGCATAGACGATATTAATGTAGATGATTTGCCCATACTAGACTTGGAATATATGTTCTTACAATTGAGAGCAAGGTCTGTAGGTGAAATAATAGACTTGGAATACAAGTGCAATAATGAAGTTAAAGATGAAGAAGGACTAGACAAGCCTTGTAATCATGTCATTAAACTAAGTTTTAATGCTTTGGAAATTTATCCTGAACAAGATGAAAATCATTCTTGTAAAATTCAGTTAACACAAAAGCTTGGTGTGGTTATGAAATATCCAGATTTTAAGATTATGGAAAAAATAAGAAATCTTAAAGAATCTGAAGTTTTAGGCAAATTAGTTTCAAGTAGCATAGATTATATTTACGATGAAGAATCGATTTATTATTCCAAAGATGTTGAAGAAAAAGAATTATTAGATTTCGTAGATAGTTTAACCAGAGACCAATTCCAAAAAATACAAGATTTTTTCGACAACATTCCTAAAATGAAAAAGACACTGGATTTCAAATGTGGGAAATGCGGGTATCAGGAAGAGATGGTGTTGGAGGGATTACAAAGTTTTTTCGTATAATGTTTAGGCACGATAGTTTAACGAATCATTATCAAACCAATTTTGCATTGATGCAACATCACAAATATAGTTTAAGTGATTTGGAAAAGATGGTGCCTTGGGAAAAAACGATGTATGTTACTATGCTTTTGAGATTTATAGAAGAAGAAAATGAAAAGACCAAGCAACAAATTAACAGTAGAAAAAAATAAAAAATGGCAACTTTTACCGATGTTTATAAACAAGAATTAAAATCAAAAGGGATATTAAGCTCCCTTGGTTCTGCAGCATTCAAAAGAACCAAAGAAAGATTGGATCCTAGGAACATGCTTTTTGGTGGCAGCGGTATGTTGGCCGCTTCTGGCCAAAAGATTTTCGGAAAAGGATATCAATCATTAGATAGAACGCCAGGTAAAAGATTAGCAGAATCTGGAACATTTAATGGAGAAATAAAGTCCGAGGTATTAAATTCTCTATTAATATCATCACAGAATCAAGAATCACAACTAACTATTATTGCAAAAAATACAATGAATAGTAATGCAATGGCCAGAGACATGAACGTCATGCGTCAAAATATTATGAAGTTGGTGACTATGGGTGGCGGAAAAGCATCACGTGCATCAGATATGTTCTTTAGAGATTCAGCTGCAAGAGAAAACGCATATGAAAGTCAAATTGCAAAAAATAAATCAAAAACATCTCCAACTGTAGTAAACAAACCAGGCGAATCCGAAGGCGGAAATAAAGGAATAATGGGTGCGTTATTGGGAATAGGATCAACAATCGCAACTGCAGTAACCGGAGCATTAAGTTCAATACCAAGTTTACTTTTGAGTATTTTTTCGGCCGAAAACATAGGAAAAATACTTGGACTTGGTTCAGCTGCTCTATCAGGATTAGGTACTGTGTTTCGTTTGTTATTGCCAATAATATCAAATCCCGTGTTCTTAGCTCTTGCTGGTGCATTAGTTAGTGCGAAATGGTTGATGGATTTATTAGATAGAAAAAATGCAGAAGCTAATACACCAGAAAAAATACAAGGAAGAGTGGAAAATAATGAAGGAAGTAATGCTGCTAAAGGTGCTGCTGATACAGCGTCCAGAAAAATAGACCAAGGACTAAGAGATGTTGCTTCAGGTAATTATACTGACCAACAAGTTCAATTATACACTGGAGGAGTAGAATTACCTGATCGTACAGTTGTTGGTGGAATAAAATCAAAAAAAGAATTACAAGACGCAATCAAAAAAGCTGATAGTGAAGGCAAAAAAATGATTGATATTGGAGGTCCGACTGCCGCCGAGCAAGCAAAAGAAGTTCGCATGGGTCCGGCTCCAACTAAAATGACTTTGTTGGATGCAATTGCAAAAGGCGAATCTGCTAGTGCTGGTGGTTATGATGCAATGAATCAAGGAACAGTCGGTACTGCTGGCAAAGTTATAGGTTCTGGTAATTCAGAAAAAATTATTGGCAAAAAATTAACTGATATGACTATTGGTGAAATAATGGACAGAGCAGCCAAACCATCAGATAATGCACAAAAGAGAAAAGCTGACGGATTAATATTTGCTGCGGGAAAATATCAAATAGTTCCTAAAACTCTAAAAGGTTTAATAGATGCTGGAATTGCTAGCAGAGATGAAAAATTTAGTCCAGAAGTTCAAGATAGATTAGGAATGGAATTAATTAGACAAACTGGTGCTTTAAAAATGGCATCGGAAGGAAGGTATGATGATGCTCAAAACGCTTTAGCTAAAGTTTGGGCAGGAATTCCTTTAGCTACAGACACAATGAATAAAGAAACTGGCCGAATGATGAAAGCCGGACAATCTTTCTGGGCTGGTCCAGGAAATAAGTCTAGCGCCGCATCAGGAAAAGATGTTCGATCTTCTTTAATGGCTTTTACTAACCAAGTTGGAAGTACCTTAAGTGAAACTACAGCCGAAGCAGCAAGATTGAATATGCAAGCTGCAACACAATCACAATCAGCACCAATTGTCGTCAATCAACAGGCGGCTGCACCACAATCAAGAAGTGTAAACCAAGGTTCAACTGCTTCAGCATATAATATCGATATGTTACCTGAAATCTGGAAATTAAATATTCTAAGACCTGGTGGTATTGGTGCATAAAAAACCCCGCACTAGGCGGGGTCTAAACGTTCAATAAAGAGAGTTTATTCTTCAGCGAGAGACTTGAAATATTCCAAGTCATCATCTCCACCAATGTCAACTGGTGTTGAACGTGGTGCAAACTTAGCTGCGGGTGGTGAGAGGTCGATAGATTCAGCAGTAGTTGAAGGTGCAATGCCTTCAAAGCCCAATACTTTATCCAAACGAGTCTTCAATTGGTTGTATGGTTTAAACAACTTTGGTTCAGTAAATTCCTTGAGAGAATATTCTTTCTTCCAAATTGTTTCCAACTCAGCATCATCTTCAGACAAGGCAGACTTGCTAGCAAATTCTGATTTGTCATAATTACGATAACCTTCAACATTACGAATCTTCAACTTGAAGTTAGCACCTTCCCATAAATCAAATGGGTTGATAGGTGTTTCATCAGCGAATTCGGGATTCATCGCTTCATTAATCTTGTCGAAAATTTTCTTACCGAATTTGAACAAGCGAACCTGTCCTTCGTTTGACGGATTACTTGGATCA